AGTAACGTTAATCAATGCTGAATTAGTTAAAATATCAACGGCAATTAATGCAATAGTATCTGGTTCATACGTGGTTACTCCAATTACAATTGACATTTCAACGTCAAAAACATCAACAATTAAAACATCATAGTAATTAGTTATTATTTTGATAAATAGGACTCATGGCAAAAGCAGGAGATACACTTAAATATACAATAGAAGTCAAGAACTCGGACGGCAGTTACGAGCTACTTAGTTCATATGATGATGTTCAAATTTTGGTAAAGTCAAGATTTGAAAATATTGCAGGTCAATATGAAGAAGTTGAGATATTTAAGGCTAAGAAAATCCAAGAAGAAGGATGGGGAGTTCTAATTCCTGTGGATTCTTTACGTTATGCTATTATTTTGCTGCCAAGTGTAACAAAATTACATGCAGGTACAATGATTGTTGCAGAAGTTAGACTGCGACAATCTCCTACGTCAGAAACGGGAGAAGAATATTGGGATTCTATAGTTTCTTCCGACCTCGAAACACTAGAAGATAACCTTATAAAGGATTTGTAATATGGATAGGATTATCACATTAGTAAAGAAAAACACTTTAACGGTAGAGTTAACCAAGCAATCTTCTATAGTACAACCGTATGACGATACCGATATACAGGAATTCATTGCCGAAAAAACAGCATTTGAAGATGGTAAATTACGTTATAACAATAATCTAACGTTTGACAATGATAATGATATACCCGGAATTGGGGAGGTTAAGAGATTAATTGATGCAGGAGTTACTGGATTAGACACAGTTTCGTCTTCTAATATTTTTCTTAGTAACGAAAACAGCGATATTTCAGGTTACAAGAAATTAAAATACACTACAGATGCAGTACAAGAAACGTTCGAATCTGTTGTTAATGGTAACGAGGTTCTTTTAAATAAATTCATTTACGATAGTGCTATCGATCTTGCTGAAATAATAACTGGTGTTGCATCTTTTAGCATTTATTCAAAGATAGATTCAAGTAATAGTGATTGTTACGTAAAAGTAGTATTATTTTCAAGGAGCGTTTCGACCGGAATAGAGACAGAATTATTCAATGTGTCTAAAGCGGTTACAAGTACAACGTACGAGTTGTTAAAATTCGAATACACTATTGCATCAAATTTGGTTGTTGACCCATTATCTAGGTTTGGACTCGCTGTTTATGTAGGTAAAACAACAGCATCAAATTCAAAAACAGTTACATTAGCAATTGGAAATGGCACTGCATCTTATTTCACACTGCCAATACCAGCATCTCACGACGTTTTAAGGCGCAAAAATGAAAATCTAATCTACCAGCATGTTGACAGCACTGCAACAAAAACAACTCCAATAGATGCCGACAGCGTGGCATTATGGGACAGTATTACAAGCAAATTTATTAGAACAACGCTTACTAATTTCAAGACATGGATAAAATCATTTACAAATTATAATTCTGGAATTGCTGGCGAAAACATAACTTCTGGCAAACCGTTAATACGCAAATCAGACGGATTAATTTACCTTGCAAACGCAACAACGCCCGCAACATTAGGTGTTGTTGGATTTTCAACAAATTCAGCAACAATTGGTGAATCAGTTACATTCCAGCATTCAGGATATATAACATTAACAAATCACGGTTTAACAGTTGGAAGTATTAATAGCGTGTATGTTACAACGTCATCAGGAGGTATATCCAATTCAAGACCATCTGTAAATGGGAATGGTATTGAAGCTATAGCAACAGCCAAGCGGTGAAATGTCAAGTTTCAGCGACACGGATGCTTACAATTATATTAAAATGCAGTCAGATTTTGGCCATGATTGTTTTGACTGTATTGACTGGGCAGAATGGACACCTATTCGTTGGAGATATTACTGTAATGCCGTAGCAAATAATGAATCAGTTGATTACATTTTAAATAAGGATTTGTGGGATCAATATATTTTAACATTATAAAAAATATTTTAAAAATGAACAATAGCTGTAAAAACAAATTCGGGATAATAGAAATTCTCGCTACTATAATGATTTTTATTGTAACAAGTTTTGGAAGTTTATTTTGGTGGACTTTTACCACGAATCTGGAAAGACAGGAAAATGTAAACAATAAACTATATATATCGATTGACAATGTAAAAACAAAATGTGATACGCTTAATTATAGGTTTAACATTCACTTACTAACAACTAATAGATAAAAATGAAAAGGGTTACTTTAAAAAGAGATATTTCACACGATTGGGGAACTACTGGGTATCTAACGTATGATGATTTTGAATGTAGAACTTTAGAATTACCAGATAAGTCAAATAAAAGAAAATTATCATGTATTCCTCCTGGAATTTATATATGTAAAATTGTTGATTCTCCAAAATTTGGTGGCGTTTATGAGGTTACAAATGTTATTGGTAGAGGTGACATTTTGATTCATAAAGGTAATTGGGCTGGTGACATTGAAAAAGGATTCAAGACAAATTCTAATGGATGTATTTTGTTAGGTGAATTTATAACAGTGATAAATGGTCAAAGTGGATGTTCAAATTCTAAGAAAATGTTCGATAAATTTATGGGAATAATGAATGGTGAAGATTTTGAATTAACAATTGAAAATAAAATACAATGAAATTTATAAAACAAATGCTATCTGGAAGTAGCGACATTTCTTCAAAACGAATTACAGCTATTTGTATCGTTTTTCTTATTTTTATAGTTGTATTTTATTCTGTTTACAATGGTAAAGATATACAACAAAATGCATTCTTGATTTTATCGCAGTTGATTGTTCTTTCTGGTTTATTATTCGGTTTAACTTCTTACGAAAAAAAAATAAATAAATGAAAACGGGAAATTATATATTAATTAAAAAGATTGTAGTTGCTATATCAATTGCAGCTATTTTAATCGTTTGTTTGAATACTTTTATAAATATTAGTAATAGTAACAAAGAACATACATATAATATTTATCAAAAAAAAGATAGTTTATTAAAAGATTCGATTTCTATTTTAAACATTAAAATAGATTCGTTATCATGTTCGATTTCAAAGATAAAGTCAAAAAATGAAGTTCTGATAAATAAAATTGATTTAATAAATAGAAAATATGACAGCATCAAGAATATTTTGCGCAGTGCTAGTGATGATAAGCTCGATTCAATCATTTTCTCAAATTACGTACACCCGTGACCAACGTGAGTATATTGCATCGAAAATAATAGAAGGTAACGCCTGTATTGATCGTGAAGTAGTCAAGGATTCAGTTATAAAAAATCTTAATGTCATAATTTCTAATTATGACATTAAGGATTCATTGCAAAAAAAAGTAATCAGCATAAAAGATACGCTGATTACCGAAAGAGATAGTTATATTCAATATTTAAATGAAGAAACTAAAAAACTGCAAAAGAATTACCAAAAAAAGATATTAAAACATAAAATAATCAACGTTGCTGTCATTATAGTTTCTATTTCTGCAATTATAGCTTTATTTTAATTACTCATTACTATTTTTTAGTGTATAAATGTTGCGAATTGCGTATATATTTATGTTAGGTGCAATGCTAAAAACGCTCGCGGATAAAGCCGAGAATATGCGAAATAGTATCACACGTCCAACCGTCCCCAAGCAAACAAGCTGCGTCATTTCTTTTTAATAGGCTTGTATATCCTTCGGGTACTGTTTGTAATCGTTCTAATTCGGTTTGGTTTAAATATCTTAAACCTTTTTTCCAATCTAAGTCGGGGCTTTCAAATACAACAGTTGTAAAACCTGTACTATCGTATCTATGCCACATTTTTTCAAGTGTTCTAAGTGGTCGGCTATCACTTTCAAGTAATGCCCGGCTTTTTTCTCTATCGGTGTAACCATCAGTTAATATATCTTTAAGTTTTATTTTTTTGTCTTTTGGTTGTGGTATTGCACATTTTCTATTGCCAAATAAATCTCTATACTCTGGTCCTATATTTGTCCAATACAATCTATCGCGCAATTGAGCCGAAATTAAAGCACTATTTATTCTTACTGGTTCAGTTCCTACATAGTCGCTTATAATCATATAATCAGCATCACTCATTATCACATTTTCAAGCAACCAATATTTAGGTTTAAGTTCTTTTAATAGCCTTAAATATTCAAAAAACAAACCTGATTTTTCGCCTTGCAAACCGTCCCTTGCTGCATTACCTCTGCTAAAATCTTGGCACGGGCTACCACCTATAAGTAAATCAATTTTAGGTAAGTTTTCGGCTTTTATTTCTCTTACATCACCCAATTGTATTGTATTTGGGTAATTGTGTTGCGTTACTTTTATTGCGTGTGGTTTTATTTCACTTGCGTAATATTGCCCGTATGTTATTCCGGATTTATTTAATGCAATTTGACCACAACTCATGCCATCAAACAAAGAAAGCACAGCACCTAACATCGGCTCATACGCAATCGATTTCATCTATTTTTAAATTAACCCATATTACTGCACCTATAGGATGTGTATATTTTTTGGGTATTTCATACCTTTTTGCATCATTTAAAATCCATGCCCACTTCCATTTGTCAAGTAGGTCTAAGTTATTAATTTTATGATACTTAATAAAACGCTTGTCTTTTGGTATTGGCAATAGTGAACATCCTACCAATTCTACTTCTCCAACTACAAGCCCTGTCCCTTTTTCAATCAGCCCTATTCTACCGGTTATTTTAGTTTTTGTAGTTCTCATTTCCCATATTTTGCCTTCATCAAATATTTTATTAAGCCATTCTTTATTGACTATCAATGCTTTCATTTCTCGAAATATAAAAGTGAAATTAAATCGTTTTGAAGCTACAATGCGAAACCGTCAACAGTAGCAATCTTTGCACTTACCCCAGTGATTTGAGGCACGAATAACGCCATCTTTTTCGTACCAGTAACTTGACTTGTTTCTTCCTTTGCCAGAAATAAAATCGGGTTTACGACCCGGTAATACATCTATTTGCTTGTAAGCAACTTTGGTGCATGCCCAAAAATTTGTCTCATTTATCATAATTAGCAAAATTTAGACCCGTCAATCATATTTAAAATTTTACCATTTACGATAAATATGCACATTTCAAAGTTTCCATCGAAATTAATTTCTCCCAGGTATTTTAATGTATCTTTTACAAAAAATTCAGATTCTTTTTTTATTACCGAGAAATCACACGCCCCGATAACATATATTTTTATACTCTCTTTCCAGTCAGGGTAAGGCAAATATAACCCCTCATATGTTTTTATTAAATATTTAGTTTCAACCTCTTCTACGGTTTTTTTCGTTACAGGGTCAATATATAACTTACCTCTACTATTTAATCGAAAAACGCCGATAGGTACTTTAACTTCGCATTTTGTAATAATATTTTCATACACTTCGTGTATATCTTTCAATACTTTAATGTATTCTTCTATCTGGAATGAAAACAATATATTTTCTAGTACTTGTATGTTTCCATCTTTAAATTTAAAATATTCATATTTCATAGTATATTTTTTTAATTTAGTTATCTTTGTGGGTTATTAGAGGTCTATTCGTTGTTCAATTCGTTTAATCTGCCAATCCGTATCCAAACGTGATTTTTACATTGGCTTTTTCGATTGATTCCGAAAGTGAATCAATAGCGGTTGCTAACGAACGGTTATGAGTCATTGCGAAGTTTCGTTTTCTTTTATCATAAACCGTATTTTTCTATTAATTCTTGTAATTTCTTCAATTCCTGTTCACGAACGCGATCATTAAAAATTTTATTATGCTCTAATCTTTTGCAATATTCTTCGTCTGTTTCAAGACGTCTTTTAAAAACACTTACTTCTATACTAATCGAATCAAAAGAATCACTAACATTGAATTCTATATGCGTTGCTCCTAATTTCTCTATGTATTCAATTTCATCTTTAAAATCTTTAATTTCAATTGGCTCATAAAGCCAATCAATTTCCACGTTAATTTTTTCTTCAATCGTTTTCTTTTCCATAATTTATGCCCGTACCCGATAGCGCAGGTTTAATGATTATTTATGATTACTGTTAATTACTCTGAAAACCTGCCAAAAATGATTAATCTTCACTCCTGAATCCGCAATCAAAGCCTTCATAAATATAGCATTTGCATTATTTCTAGCCATAGAAGTTAATGTGTTTGCATATTGCAACTTATCTATATGTGAACTTATGAAAGGTTTTAAAATTGAATATTCTGCATATTTTATATTTTGAAAACAAATTCTAATTCATCTACTGACATAGAATTTATATCTTCTATTAGTCTTTGTGACCATAGCCACTCAGTATACCTGTTACCATATTCTGATTTTAGAATTTCATATTCGTCAATCAATGAAAGTACACTTTCAATCAAGTCATTTCCTGGAAATATAGTGTATAAATTTGCCACCCCCGCACCAAGATAGTTGTTGTTATTAAGAGAATGGTCCGAAATTCTTACACCTAGTTCAAGATCATTGGAACAATTTGATAACCACATATAACGAGACCCACTACATGAGTAGTTGATAGATTCAATTGAATACCCTCTTCTATTCAATGATTTTATTAGATCATTGATAGTTATGACAGCCAATGACTGGTTAAATTTTACTTCATAATCAATGAATTTATTTATTTTAGTATAGTTATCAAGCGTTAGTTTATTATTTAGATGTAAAAAAGCTTTTGAACAGTACCCATGTTTAGCTATTGTAAATATTTCACGAGATTTACACCCTGATATGCCCAACTTGTCAGGAACATTTCTTTTTATTGTTTTTATGCCGTTGTTAAAACAACACGTATAATAAATTCCATTTTTATTACGTGTTTCCTCATTTAACCTTATGACAATTTTCTTTGCAACTGTATCAACAAGATTAGAGTATTTATTACAATTTAAGTTGCTATTTTCAACTGATTGATGAATGATTTCATCAAACATTTTAGTTTGTTCATCTGCAGACATCAAGTCTTCATCATCTATAGTGAATGTTTTTGCAGTTGTTGCCATGATTTCTAAGTTTTACAAAAAAAATTGTAAATTGTTTCGTTCTATACTTATTTAACGATACAAATATACGAATAGTTTTGATATAGCAATGCGATTTTCAAAGAAATTTTAAAAATATTTTATTTGCATTGATTATCAAGCAATTACAATCAATAAAAAATATTATAAAAAAATAGCATTAAAATAGCATCACGAATTAAAAATGTATTTATATTTGCATAAACAAAAACAGAGTTGAAATATAAAATAATTTAAATCATGGAATAATTTATTATTTAATTATATATTTAAAATAAAATGAGCATAGTAATTAAACAGAATGCAATTATTTCAGAAAATATATCTGAGATAGGCAAAGAGATAAAGGCTTTCATAGAGTCATTAGACTTGGATAAACAAGTTGCAACAGACGATACGATTAAGTATTTAAAGCAGACAAGGGCAGATTTGAATAAACGTCGTGACAACGTAATTGCAGAATGCAATAAAGTAATAATTATTTTGAAACAACCAATTACAGAACTTGAGAATAAAATAAAAAACGATATAAAGACTGTTTGTTTGGATGCGGATAATATTTTGAGAGATTCTATTTATAAGTTTGAAGACTTCAAAAAAGAGGAACGCAAAACGCATTTGAAGGCATATTTCGATGAGCTTTGCGAGTGCGAGAATATTGACTTCGTGAAATTCGAACACGTGATTTATGATGTTAATTTATCGACTACAGATAAAAAATATAGAGAACAGATAGACTCATATATTTTTAGAGTAAAAGATGATCTTGCGTTGATTAACGTTCAAGATCATTGCATTGAAATTCTTGCCGAATACAAAATATATAGAAATGTTTCACGAGCTATAAGGACTATCCACGACAGGAAATTACGTGAGAAAAAAGAGAAAGAAATAAAAGATGCAACTACTAATTTAACACAAATTACGAATGCAGTTTCTTCGAATATTGAAGAGAAACAAACAACGATTATTGAATCACCTCAAGAACTTTTTACGGCTACTTTCGAGGTAAAAGATACAGCGAGCCAAATGCTATTGCTAAAGAATTTTTTAATTACTAACAAATTTAATTATAAACAATTATGAGTACACAATCAACAACTCCGCAAACGCAGGACAAAGGGGAAGTAGTTTACAAGGCCGCAGGCCAAGAAATTAAACTATCATTTAGCATCGTTAGGAACTTCTTAACGAATGGGGGTGGTAACGTAACTGACGCCGATATTGTGTTATTTTCTCAAATATGCAGATTTAATGAGTTAAATCCATTTTTGAAAGAAGCATATTTGATTAAATATGGAGATAAGCCCGCAACAATGGTTGTTAGCAAAGAAGCGTTAATGAAACGTGCAGAAGCAAGTCAATTCTATGATGGAATTCAAGCAGGTATCATAGTCAAAAGAGGTGAAGAAATAATCGAACTAGAAGGCTGTTTTTGCTTACAAACAGATATTTTACTTGGAGGCTGGGCAAAAGTTTATAGAACAGACAAAAAGTATCCATTTGTTTCAAAAGTTAATCTTATCGAGTATGATTTAAATCAATCAAGTTGGAATAGCAAGAAATCAACAATGATTAGAAAGGTAGCAGAAGTTCAAGCTCTAAGAGAGGCTTTCCCTCACCAGTTAGGAGCAATGTACACTGCTGAGGAACAAGGAGTTAGAACAATGGATGTTGTTGCAGAAGATGTTACAAGGCAGCCAATTACGCAACCAGAATCTCAGCCAGAGCCAAAAAAAGAACATGAAACTAAAAAATATGAATTATGAAAACGGCGATGCTCGTACTTGTAAAATACCACAATATTGAAACGGGCTGAAACGCTCCATTAAACATGGATGCCAAACTGTTTTATACGCTGTGTTAGTTGCAGCCTTTATTTAATTGATATTTAACTTAATAACTAAAATAAAATGGACATAAATTACTTACAAACAGAAATACTTCCAATGCGGGAGAAAGAAATAAGACAAGGCAAAAACTTAGCAACAAGACAGCCTATTTATGTTGTTTTGAGTATGCAAGAAAACTATGTTTCTGGACATTCAGAATATACGCCTTCTACAAATTACAGAGGTTGGGACTGGCAGAATGGGTACATTGATGAAGCTTTAGACCATGAAGATAGAGTTTTTAAACAAACAGATAAAAGGATGAAAAAACCTTTTGAAGTAACCAAATTTTTTACAGAAAGAATTATTGCATTTTTTCTTACAAGCAAAGCAGCTCACGACTATTTAAAATATCAAAAACATAACTTAAATAATGGCTATGTGTATGTATTTTATTCGGGTTATGCTAACCAAGAAATGGATAAACTGCTGTGCAATGCGTAAGGTTGGGCATAACGAATGGTTGTATGTATTCGGTTTTGCCACGCACACACTCTCATTCAAAGCACAAAAGTCAATTGGCAAAACTGACATATACAACGTGTTAGTAGCTGGCGGACATTTACCCACTGCCCCAACTACGAAGCACTAAAAAATAAAAGTGAAGTGTGGAAAAATTTTTAAAAACAAAATATATGAAAATTGTAAAACAGAGTTATGAAATCCTGTCAAAAATTGACGGAAAAGAAATGCTAAAAAGCATTGAACGTGCTGGACGTACTTGTTACAAAAGTGAAGACCAAATAACAGACGAAAGTTCAGAAAAGTTTATTAAAATGCTTGTGGAGCGTGGACATGAAAGCGTTTTAGAACATGAAAAAATAAGCATTTTATTTGTTTGCGACCGTGGAGTTTCACATGAAATTGTAAGACATAGAATTGCAAGTTTTTCGCAAGAAAGCACACGGTATTGCAACTATTCTAAAGACAAGTTTGAAAGCCAAATTACATTTATTCAACCGCTTTGGATAAGTGATGAACAAATTGAATTGGTTCAAAAAATGAATGAAAAGAATTACATGCAAGTTGAAGAAACAACAAAAGCATGGTATGCTTCAATTTTGGAAAGCGAACAGGCTTACAATTTACTTTCAAAACTTGGATGGCAACCACAACAGGCACGTTCTGTTTTGCCAAATTCTTTAAAAACTGAAATAGTTGTAACCGCTAACATTAGAGAGTGGAGAACAATTTTTAAACAACGAACAGCAAAAGTAGCACATCCACAAATGCGTGAATTGATGTGTCCGCTTTTGGATGAATTGAAAACTATCATTCCTGTTGTGTTTAACGATATTACTTACTAATATGAGCGAAGAAAAAGTAAACCACCCGAAACATTACAACCAATACCCGATTGAGGTTATTGATATGATGGTAGCAATTTGGGGCAAAGAAAAAACTATTGATTTTTGCTTAATGAATGCCTTTAAATATAGAATGAGGCTTGGACACAAGGATGATATAAAACAGGATTTAGCAAAAGAACAATGGTACTTAGATAAAGCACAGGAGTTAAAAACCTAATGCTTTTGAAAAAAGCAAAGCGGGTGGGGCTTTTATTTTTCTTTCAATTACGCAGAAAGTTTAAATCGAAGCACTTCAACCGCTTGCTACTAACATAAATATATACGCAATTTGCAACATTTGTATACCATGATAGACAAAACAGTAAAAGTTATTGCATCGAGTTCGAAAGGAAACGCAATGTTATATTATGATAGCATACTAGTTGATTGTGGAGTTCCATACTCCACAATTAAACCGTATATTAAAAAAATTGGCATTGTGTTATTAACGCACGAACACGGGGATCATTTCAATCTTGCGACGTTAAAAAGGATGCAACAGGAACGCCCATCATTAAGGATTGCCTGTTGCGATCATTTAAGTGAGCAAGTTAAAGAATTGCGAAATGTTGATATATTGCGATTCGGGGAATACACAAATTACAGGTCATTTGCAGTATGCCCGATAAAATTGTATCACGATGTTCCGAACGTCGGTTTTCGCATACAAACAGGGTTTGGCAGCATAATACACGCGACAGATACATCTTCGCTTGATGGGATTGAAGCAAAAGGATATGACTACTTTTGTATTGAATCAAATTACGACGAAGAAACGATACACGAAACGATTAAAGACAAGCAATATAAAGGTTTATTTTGCCACGAGATAGGTAAAATAAACTCGCATTTATCAGAACAACAATGTATTAGTTTCTTCAATAAAAATAAACATAGTAAATCACAATTAATTAGATTACACCAATGAAACAATTTACAAATTTTGATTTTATACGAATATCTTCATTCGTTATATTAAGTGTGTGTTTAGTGTTATTAATATTAATATTCTACTAGTATGTGCCAGTTGTTAGATAGTGAAATAGTTGTAGTAAGCGATTGCATTCCAAATTTAGAAGAAATACTGCATAAGGTTTCAATTCACACCGGTATTCCGGTGAAAGATATAAAGCAAAAATCACGTAAAAGCGAATTAGTTATTGCAAGAAATATATTCATTATTTCAGCGTATATGTTTACTAAAGAGACGAATAAACACATCGCTGGAATTGTTAACAGGGATCACGCTACAACCAATAACGTGAGAAATCTATATTCAAATGATATTAAAACATTTAATGATGTAAATGATTTCTTGAAAAATCAGAAATATCCAATTTTAAGAGAAGTAAAAGATTTTGAAATATTTAAAATAGAAAAATTTATATGAACGTTACTAAGCAAGTATGGGTCGAAAAGGATTTCTTAGAGAAATTAAAAGAAAAAGGGATAAATGTGTCTAATGTTATAGAAAGAGAACTGGAATTGTTAAAAACAAAGTGCGATAACGATTTGAAAGTATTCCAAACAATTCCTGGTACAAGTCTTGTAAGAGTTGCATATACTATCAACGATGAATTGAGTGATTACCTTGATAATCGTGCAAAATGTTTGCAAGTAAAACGAAGCCAGCTTTTGAGATATTTGATTAAAAAATACGTGTATGAAGTTTGTAGTACAAGGAATTGAATATTGTTATAAACTTGAAAATCTTCTTTACATACTTGATTTCTTGTATTATTTCGATGATGGTAAACGTTATGATTGTGAATATCTTACAAGTATAAAAAGTAATGATAAAATAATGCAAATAAGGGAAATGTATGAAGATGATAGAACTGTTATAGTTAATGAATTAGCAATAAACAAACGCATCATTAAAGATGATGTTGAAACAATTTTATTTAAAAACGGGGAATTTTTACAACTAAAATTATAATTATGAACGAGAATTTAGATTTAACCCAGCTACTTGCTGGTCACGAGGGAGAAACATTTTGGTCGCCAATAGTCGGAGAATGTGTATTAGATTTAATTACACATCAAAATTGTGATTATCCAATCCAATTAAATTATAAAAAAAATAACGAAACATATAAATATAATATATGTTTCACAAAACAAGGCAAATATCTTATTGAAACAAACGGAGAATGCCTTTTGTTTCCATCTAAAGAACAAAGAAATTGGAGAGTATGGGAAATGGAACAGAATAATAAAAAATTCAAATTCGGTAATATTTACTTTATTAAATCTCCTACTTCAAAAGTTTTCGAACCAGTTTTATTAGAATCATCAAGCATAGGTAATATAAATGGTTCGAATAGATCAACATATATAGTTGTAACATCTAATAAAAACAGAATTGGTGTAGAAAAATTATACACAATTGATTACGTAACAAATTCTATAATATTTGGATTATCGTAATAATTTAGTATATTTGCGCTATAGTCTACCAGCTATAGTAAGATTTTGGTTAAACTTAACCGCAACCCTTTGTGAAGTGCCTGGTAGCCTTCACGGAGGGTTTTTTATTTTACTAAAATGAAAAAAGACGCATATTATTTTATTACATCTAAATTATTTATATTTATTTATATTTATATGTAAATATTTATTATATTTGAAAATTCTTTAGTAATACAATTAAAATTTAAAATATTAAACTATATTTGCAGTATGGAAAACGAAAAATACATACCAGTTAAGGACTACTCAGTTAAATATAATATGAGTGTTCAAAATGTATACCAACGAATTAGGCGTGGTAAATTAATAGGGAAAAAAATAGGTAACTATCAATTAGTTAAGGATTAATTTTTTTTGGCTTAAAATGTTAAAATATTAAACTATGAAATTGTCAGATAAATTTTATGAAGAAAGACTAAAAGAACAAAATGGAAAATGTTATTATTGCGGCATAGTGTTAATTAAAGGCGTTAGACCTAAGTCAAATATTGACATTGATCACATAAAACCATTTTCTAAATATAAGGACGGAACAAGAAAAAATTTATGCTTATCGTGTCATAATTGCAATATGATTAAGCTCGATTTAGAAATTGAAGAATTTAGAATTAAAGCTAAAGGGAAAGGCATATTAAAAAATAATAAATTTAATTTTGAAATTAAATAATTATGTCAATAAGATTTACTGATACTGGGAAATGGGATGACGGTTGGTTTTCTCAATTAACTGTTAATTCTAAAATATTATTTTTATTTTTATGTGATAGCTGCAGTTGTGCTGGATTTATAGAAATAAATAAAAAAGTTTGGGCTGCATTTGTTGGATTAACAGAAAAAGAAATAAATAGTTCATTAGGCGAATTAAACGATAAAATAATATACTCAAAAAATAATGAATGTATTTTTATTAGAAATTTTTTAAAACATCAAAAAAATTTGCCTTTAAATGAAAACAATAAAGCCCATTTGGCAATTATTAAAAATTTTGATAACTATAAGTATAAGTTTAATACTGATACAATTGACGATTTAATAACAAGGGGGATCGAAGGGGGATCGAAGGGGGCTGCAACCCCCACAGGTAAAGGTAAAGGTAAAGGTAAAGGTAAAGAATATATAATTACACAAAAAAATTGGAGAAATGATTTTGAAATTTATTTGAATGATTTGAGAAAAAACTATTCAGAAATAATTGAAGATAAAGAATTCATCGGAAAGTTAGAGTACTTGCACCCGGAACTTGACATTAAAAAAACAATCGAGTGTTCTTGCATAAAATTCTGGGCAACCGAAGAAGGTTGGTTTAACAAGAAAAAATCAAAATCTTTAGAAATAAATTGGAAAAATACTTTTATGAAAACGATGTCTTTAAATAAAATCTACAAGTCAAAAATATAAAACGCACAAAAATGGCTCAAATTTCAAACGAAATAGCAAAGATCGAACAAGTATACATAGGACAACTATTAAACGATTTTAATGGCATTTCTGACACAATAGAGGCTATTAGACCAGAAATGTTCTACGATGAAAAATGTTCTATAATATTTAAATCAATTATAGAAATGTATCAAAAGTCTGAACCTGTGAATATTATAACTGTTTGCATGGATTTGTCAAACAAGAATAATTTAGACTTGAGCGGTGGACATTACTTCATAACTGAATTATCTTCTTTATCATCTACTTCGGTTAATGCAGATTATCACGTTAAATTGATTAAATCCGAGTATCTTAAGAGATATTTAAGCGATGCGACATATCGTGTTTCTGAGACAGCAAAAATAAGCATTACAGACCCTTCTGACATTGTTAAACAGCTTCAAGAAATAAATGATTACGTGATTTCAGAAGTCATAATTGATGATTTTGAAATGATTGAAAAAACAGAGGTTAAACTAAACGCTGAGATAATTGACAATATCCCAATTTTTTCAATTCGAAATAATTTTGAAATAATGCCATTATTTACAGAAAACTCAAGTAGTTGCATATATGGCGGTGCTGGATCGAGAAAGTCATTTTTAGTTACGTTAATTTCTTCGATGGTAAGTTTAGGTGGTGAAGATGAAAAGTTTATAGCAGAAAAAAATAGTGTTGTGTTTTTCGATACAGAACAAAGTCGTTATTACACAAAAATAATTCTTGAAAGGGTTAATTTAATTGGTGATACAAATAATTTCAAGATATTCAATATCAAGCAATATGATATCAAGAAAAAAAAGATAATAATCGAAAGTATCATTCGAAAATACTCTCCAAAATTTGTAGTAATTGACAATATTCGTGATTTGTTGAGCGATATAAACGATTTCAAAGAAAGTGCAATTTTAACGCAATTTTTAAGGAAATTACAGGATAAATACAAAGTTCACACGTGTCTAGTAATTCATAGAAATAAAGCAGATGAGAAAATGCGTGGGCATATTGGAACGGAAATAGAAAACATGTGCGAAACGGTTATACAAATTGAAATTGATGCAAAAGACGAGTATAAATCAAAAGCTATCTTCAGGAAAACAAGATCAGGGCTTAAACCGAAAGATTTAAGTCTTTTTGTTAAAGACAATTTACCATGTCTTGAATATGAATTACCGTACGAATCAGTACCAGGATTAAAATTTTAACAATTTTAACACTTAAATATTTTAAAAATATGAGAAATTATAAAGAAGAATTAGAATTAATAGCAAACGATTTTTTGGAACAAAATTGTAAAGCTAAAGGCAATGAAAACAAGCCAAACTATTCAAATCGTGATTTTATGAATTCGTTAATTATATTTCAAACAGCACTTTACGATAAAATTTGGGACAATATGGAATTTGACAAAATGGATATTAAAGACAGATTAAATATGTCTGAAGATTCTTTATTAAACAATGGCAGAGATGATAATCACGGGGTTTTCTTATTCAAAGGAACTTACCGAAGATTTAAGAATGGAAACCATAAATTCTCTGGAGAAATTTCAAAAATATCAATGAACTTGCTGCTACGCACCCAGCAGGAACGCTAACGGGATTGCGGTATGGTTAGTTGGGGAATACGAGCCACAGACCTATAGCACAGTAATAACCTTTAAAACGAGATAAAATGATGAATATAGTAGAAAACCACCAATTAACTATACCGCAGGTTAGCGGTAGTGTTTTTAACCTTCTTTCGAGACAACTTCACGAAACCACTATCGAAAGAATGAATAATTGGTTAGAAGCAAATGCACATAGTTTTACGGGCAAAAATGAAAAATTCAACCTTAAAATTGGAGATATAATTACATTCAAAAATGGGTATGATATTCCAATGAGTACTAAAATAATCGCTTTTAATGCTGAAACAGGAAACGCCTATCTATACTGGGATTGCTACTGGGTTGCACTTGATTTAGAAAAGCGATTACTAAAAGCAAAAAACAAGATTGAAATTACCGACAAGATTGTTAAGCTGAACGAAAAAGCCAACTTAATTAGCTCAATTAAAAATGAAATAATTGAAAACATAGAAAAACTCAATAAAGAAAAGTCGTTTGTTTTCGGTTATCGAGCTTCTTGCGGCTCAACAGATAGAACAATGAAAGTGTTTCGTATTTGGTCGCAAGCATTGAGAGAATTTGAGAAACAAGGAGTTTTTTTAAGGACAGAAAATTTGACTGTCGGAAACTCTTGGGCAACTTTAAAAGGCGGTTTTTGGAATGAAGTACGGTACTTCTTTTAACATTACCGCTAACGGATTATGGTATGAAAAGTTGCGGATTAAATGGTAAAACTTTTCAGCCTACACAGAAGTAAATTAGAATTACAAACATACGGACGGCAATACACCCGCAATTTTTTATACCATGTGTTAGCGTTTCGTGCATTATTAAAAATATGTCAAAAGTAATAGTAAGAAAAACAATCGCTACACATTATCAATCTGAATTAGATTATCCAATTTACTTGAATTTTCAAAACGAAGATTGTTTGGATGAATTGGTTAAAGTTGACGAAAAGTATAGAATAACCGTAAAGCATAATCATTTTGGTTTTGAAATTTATTACTCTACAATGAACACCATATTTGAACATGACCTATGTAGTTTAACTACGAAAGAACATTTTGAGCAATTTTTAGATGACGCAATTAAAATATTAAACAAATGAAACCTGACTTTTTTCAAATAAAACAAGGATGCTATAAAATCGGCATTAACCCATTTATATCTGGAATGGATAATAAACCAGTAGTTCGAGTAGAATGCGTAAATGATTATACCCACGCTCAGGATATAGATGACGAATGGATAGACGAACAAATTTGTGCTATGTTTACATTTAGAAATATAGAGGATTATGATTTATTTATTCAAAAGTTGCAAGATGCACGGTCGTTTCTTTTGCATGAACGCTAACGGTGGCGGTATGAAATCGAAGCCGACACCACGAACTTTGATTAAACGCACCGAACTAACAGAGGCTTTGTTTTATACCGCGTGTTAGTTTCAGTTTTTTGAGCGTTGGACATCATGCCGGTGGCAAAGGCTCAGGCTCTTTTGCAACCTTTGGTCGTGCGGTTGGATTTGGCGGGTTGCAAATGTGCTTGAAAGCGTTGGATTTATTACTATTAAAAATAATTTGAAATAAACTTGATAAAATAGTTTGTAATTCAAAAAGAATAGTTATCTTTGAAGTGTCAATAAGACATAACAATTAAAAAACAAAACAATGGCAACTGCAACAATTCACAACGTAGAACACTTCGAAAACAGAAGTAATGTAACTTTAAACATTAGTGGTTATGGTAATGAGTATGTAGAACTTTGCAACAAGGTAACTGCTGTTTGCAGAAAATATAATGCTCAGGAAAATATCTACAATAATGCTTCTCATCTTCGTTACGATGCAAAAGGTGATGTAATTGGTTTTACTAACGGAAATTCAGGCGGTACAATTACTTTCCATAGCCACAGTTGCGAACCTAAAAAAGCCGTTGAAGAACTTTTAAACGAACTTAAATGAAAACTAAAGTTTTTTCAGTACGCATTCAAAGCCTTGTCGAAATATCCGACAAGGCTTATAAAGCTACTGCCTTTGATGGTTCAACCGCCATTATTCCAATATCGCAGGTTTTTGGGCAAGATTATGATGTACAGAAATCAGATGCTTACTGGATAAGTGCATGGATACTTGAAAAGAAAGAATTACAATACTCTGATAAAAAAGTTGCTTGGTTCAATACCGAAACAAACCAGTTTGAACCTAATTACATAATTGAGAAACATACGCCAGAACGCAAAGAACCAATTAATATTAACCCTGATGCAACCCTTACTCGATAACCAAACAACAGCTAAAGAATATCTTCTACCGTACAAAGTAGGGGCTTTATTCATGGAGCCAGGCACAGGCAAAACCCGTGTTTCTTGTGAGTTGGTAAATACTGCTAAAGATATTGATTTGGTTGCATGGGTTGGACCATTACAAACCATTAAACCAAAAGATGGGTTAACCTCGGTTGTTGATGAAATTAATAAATGGGGTGGATTTAACACAGATGTTTGTTATACCGGAATCGAAAGCCTTCAAGGCTCCGACCGCATTTATTTAAACCTTTACAAACGAATATCGGAAGCTAAAAACCCTTTCATAATTGTTGACGAAAGCCTGAAAATAAAAAATGCAGATGCCAAACGTACTAAGCGAATGATGGAACTTAGCAATATGGCGCAATATAAATTAGTGCTGAATGGAACGCCATTAAGTAAAAATTTGCTCGACCTTAAACCGCAGTTGGATTTTCTTTCCAAGAAAATACTTAACATGAGCGATGCCGAATATAAAAACACATTCTGCGAATATACCAAGGTTACCAAGTTATTTAAAGGCAAACAAGGCTATACAAAAGAGTTTATAACAGGCTACGAAAACATTAATTATTTATATTCGCTCATTCGTCATTATGTATTTGAATGCGATTTATCGCTTGCTGTCAAACAATATTACTCAAGTATTAATTACACTCTTGACGATGAAAGCCTTGAAGAATATAACCGTTTGAAAGAAAAATATTTAGATAATGAAATGTTGCAATGGAAAAACAACAATATTTTTCTTGAAATGACACAAAAAATGCAGCATTCATATTGCTGCACACCTTCAAAATTTGAAGCATTGGACAAACATTTTAAAGAATTTGATGAAAGCCGGACAATTATCTATTGCAAATACATTGCCAGCCGTGAAGCATGTGAAAAATATTTCAAAAAGGCAACGGTTTTGAGTTATCAGAAAGAATCATTAGGACTAAACCTTCAGCATCTTAACCATACAGTTTATTTTGATAAGATTTGGGATTTAGCCCTCCGAACTCAATCAGGTAGACGAACCTACCGAACCGGACAGGAATACGATTGCACTTATACGGATATGACCGGAAATGTAGGACTTGAAAGCCTTATTGACAAAAACATTGAAAAGAAAATCGGAATGGTTGAATATTTTAAAGGAAAAACCAAAGAAGAAATAAAAGCAGTATTATGAATGTTTACGAAGCTATACAGCAACGATTAAAGATAATTTTTGCAGAGTTTGACAATGTTTATGTTTCATTTTCAGGCGGTAAGGATAGCGGTGTATTGCTTAACCTTTGTATTGCTTATATCCGTCAACATAATTTGAATATAAAACTTGGTGTTTTTCATTTGGATTATGAGGCACAATACCAAATGACAACTGAATATGTAAACAAAACGCTGGCTGAAAATACCGACATACTTGAAATATATCGTTGCTGTGTTCCATTTAAAGTAACTACATGTACTTCAATGCATGAAAATTACTGGCGACCATGGGAAGAATCGAAACAGGATATTTGGGTTAGTAAAATGCCCGACAATTGCTTTACAAAAAAAGACTTCCCATACTTTAAAGAAAATATGTGGGATTACGAATTTCAGGAACGCTTTAGCCAATGGTTACACGAGCGTAAAAAAGCAAAAAAAACATGCTGTCTTGTAGGTATCCGCACGCAAGAAAGTCTTAATCGTTGGCGGGCAATTTACAGTGACCGTAATTATAAAAATTACAATGGGTTGAACTGGACAAAAGAAATGTACTCAAATGTTTATAATGCTTATCCAATATACGATTGGCTTACTACAGATATTTGGACAGCAAACGGACGGTTTAAATGGGATTATAATAAACTATACGATTTATATTATAAGGCTGGCGTTGGCATAGAACAACAAAGGGTTGCAAGTCCATTTCTTTCAACTGCTCAAGAAAGCCTTAAACTTTACAAAGTAATTGAGCCACATACATGGGGTAAATTAATTTCACGGGTAAATGGGGTAAATTTTACAGGCATTTACGGCGGCACAACTGCGATGGGTTGGAATACTATTAAATTACCTGAAGGGCACACATGGGAAAGCTATATGCATTTTCTTTTAAGCACATTGCCCGAAGAAACCAGAGCGAATTATTTAGATAAACTATCAACTAGTATTAAATTCTGGCGTGAAAAAGGTGGCGTTCTTTCGTCTGAAACCATTGAAAAGTTAAAGAAGGCAGGTGTTAAAATTGAAGTTGTAAAAACTACCAATTACAACACTTCTAAACTGCCAGTTAAAATGGAGTATATTGATGAAATTGACATTGCAGAGGCAAAAGAGATACCAACATTTAAACGCATGTGCATTTGTATTATGAAAAATGACCATTTATGTAAATACATGGGCTTTACTCTCACTAAAAACGAAATGGCACGGCGTAAAAATATAATTGAAAAATATAAAGAATTATTATGAAAAGTCCAGTTTACAATGTAATAGCTGTGCCAGTTGAAAAAATACGGGCAAATAGTTATAATCCGAATGCAGTTGCACCACCAGAAATGAAGCTTTTGGAATTGAGTATTTGGGAAGACGGGTTCACAATGCCTGATGTTTGTTATTATTTACCAAATGAGGATATATATGAGATTGTTGATGGATTTCATAGATATTCTATTATGAACCCAGAATCAAAATATTTTTCAAAACGGATTTATGACCGTGAAAATGGTTTACTTCCAGTGGTTGTTATCGAAAAGGATTTATCAAACAGAATGGCTTCAACTATACGCCACAATAGAGCCAGAGGAAGTCATGAAGTTGATTTGATGGTAAACATTGTTGGTGAACTAACCAAAGCTGGAATGAGTGATGTTTGGATTATGAAGCATATTGGCATGGATGCTGACGAAATATTACGCCTAAAGCAACTTTCTGGATTGGCAGATTTATTTAAAGACAAGGATTTTTCCACATCATTTGAAACATTTTGAAACATGGCAAAGAAAAAAACACATGGCGGCGCACGTAAAAACGCAGGACGTAAGCCAATTGAAGATAAAAAACAGCAAGTTAATTTGTTCATTTTAGAATCGACAATTGATGAATGGGGCGGGAAAGAATCAGTTCAGCAGGCATGTTATGAGATGCTGTCTTTGCGGGGAGGAAAGAAATAAATGTGGCGCAATTTTAGGTTAGCCCGTGCGTTGGCATTGCGCCTCTTTTATTTGTGGGTTAGCCAAAACTGCGGTGCAGAGGGAAATTGAAACTAACGATGGTGGTATGGTTAGTTGGGGATTAGATACCGACAACCTGTCCACCGAGTAGAAACTTAATAAATTGATACAATGATGAATAACGAACAAAAACCCCAATTAACTATACCACGTGTTAGCAACTGCCCTTTTTCGGTGGTTTATAACGAGGATTGTGTGCAGGGTTTAAAACGCTTTCCTGATAATTATTTTGACCTTGCAATTGTTGACCCGCCTTATGGAATTGGGATTGATGGGCAAAAGCAAAGTATTAATAATAAAAACCCGAAAGCAAACAGAAAAGCACACGATTTTAAAGGCTGGGATAACGCCATACCGCCACCTGAATACTTTGCTGAGTTGTGGCGTGTATCTAAAAATCAAATTATTTGGGGAGCGAATTACTTTGTAGAACATATTAATAAACCGACAAAAGGGTGGGTAGTATGGTATAAAGGACAGGAAGGATTAACAATGAGCGATGCAGAACTGGCTTTTAGTAGTTTTGATAAGGCGACAAGGGTTGTAAAGATAAATAGAGTTGAACTTCTAAAAGAAGGAACGATACACCCAACACAAAAGCCTGTTAAATTATACGACTGGATTTTAAACCAATATGCGAGCGATTGCAATTTGATTTTAGATACACACGTAGGCAGTGGAAGTAGTAGAATAGCTTGTGAAAAAGGCGGGTTCAACTTTGTAGGATTTGAAATAGACAAAGATTATTATGAGAAACAAGAAAAGCGTTTTAAAAATCATATCGCACAGGCACGGCTCTTTTAGGGTTGTTGCTAACATAAATATATACGCAATTTGCAACATTTATACACTAAAAAAATGATAATGAGATTTTTATTTATATTGTTCGTAATCGAGCAATTCATCAAGCTAAATTGGAGATATATTATTGAATATATACTTGTAATGATAATATTTTTATACATATTCATATTGTTACTCTGCGCTACTGTTGACGGTTTCGCATTGTCGCTTCAAAACGATTTAATTTCACTTTTATATTTCGAGAAATGAAAGCAATTACGGACAAAATTATTGAAGCATTAGAAAAAAGAGCTTACGAACAATTTAATGTTACTGTGCGCTCGGAAATTGAACGAGCAATTGAAGAAATTAAAGAAATAGAAAAAGATGCCGAATTTGAAGAAATAGCAAGAGCAATGATGAAGCATTTAGGACAAGGAGAAAAATATAATCCGCATCACACAGTAATAATTACCAATTCAACTGCTGAATTAGTAGAAGGTGTGCGGTCAGTTGGTCAAATTATGGATTACGTTCCGGATTAAATGTCCTATAACGTTGGCGGTATTGTTGGTTGGGGGTTAGATACCGATAACCTATCACATTAGTAGAAACTTAATAAATTGAAATAATGATGAATAACGCACAAAACCGCAATTAACTATACATATTGTTAGCGTTTCGTTTTTGATCGTGGGTGGTACAAAACTAAATTAAAATTAAAATGAAAGATTTAAAACACACAAAAGGGAATTGGCGTTCGTACTTAATGAACGTGTTCGTAGAATGTAAAGAACCTTTGGGATTAAAACCTATTACATCAATATTAAGTTATTCTAATATTCAGGATTTCGGAACAACAGATGAAGAAACAGAAGCAAATGCAAAATTAATGTCCGCAGCTCCTGATATGCTTGAAGTGTTGATGAGTTTAGAAAATGACGATAATAATATTCCTTTGTCAATTTGGGAAATGAGAAATAAAGCAATAGAAAAAGCTATAAATGGAGATATACCTAATTATCTGAGTGCGTTGGCAAATGAACGCTAACGTGTTGTGTATGGGTAGTGTGGGAATACGAAACACTACCTTATCAAAATAGTAATAATTTAAATACGAGAACAAATGATTGAACAACCACAAAACCCCACATTACCTATACATGGTGTTACCAGCAGTGTTTTTTGTTCCGATAATTTGGAGCTAATGAAAACCATTGAAAGTAACACAATAGACTTAATTTACTGTGATATACTTTACGGAACTGGTAGAAAGTTTGCAGACTACCAAGATTTAAAACCGATTAGAAGTGAAATTGAAAACCACTACATACCACGAATAAAAGAAATGCACCGTATTTTAAAAGATACAGGAAGTATTTATTTACAAATGGACACTAAAATAAACCATTGGATGAGATGTGTTATGGATGATGTTTTTGGGTATAACTGTTTTAAAAATGAAATATCGTGGAGGTATAAAAGATGGACAATGACTTCAAAAGATAGGTGGCAAAATATGCACGATGTAATTTTGATGTATGGTAATAAAAATATAGTAACTGAAATTAGAGAGCCAATAAATAAACCAAAGAAACAGAATAAGAATGATGGGAAAGGTAAAAGTTTAAGAAATGAAAACGGAGAAATAGAATACCACATACAAACTGATAGAATTGTTGACGATGTTTGGGATATTCCGTTTTTAAACCCTGTTTCAAAAGAAAGGCTTGGATATGATACTCAAAAACCAAAAGCATTAATTGAACGAATAATAAAAGCAAGTAGTAATGAAGGTGATTTAGTCGCAGACTTTTATTTAGGTAGCGGAACGACTGCCGAAGTATGCAAAGATTTAAACCGTAATTTTATCGGTTGTGATATTAATCCACGAGCGATTGAAATAACGCTCAAAAGGTTGAACGATGCACGATCTTAACATTGCTGGTAACATAAATATATACGCAATTTGCAACATTTATACACTAAAAAATGAGCAATAAAATTTACATACTAGATAGAGAAGTAGAGATATATGATGTATTTTATGGCGTAAATGAAAATACATCACAAATTTACATAACTTTATTGCATGATATTTATCCTTGTCGATTTTACGGTTACGCTCGCAAAATTGACATAGAAAACGTGATGATTCTTCCAGAAGATGAACGAAAAGTAGCATTTTATGATCTTATAAAAGAACAAATCATTCCAGAACTCGAAGGATGGATAAAAACTATTGTAATGAATAAATAATTATAATTTTATTTGCAAATACGTAAATAATCACTATATTTGTTTAAGATTAAAACTTAATAAGATGCAAGAAACTTTGAACACCCACGAAAACGGCAATTGCGCTAACCATGTATTACGCACCGTTATTGGAGTTGTTACCCCTTATGAAAGATTATTCAGAATATGGATTGAAGAAACCGGAAAGAAAATGTATGGGGATAAATATAAATTCATTTTATTACGAAAAATTGATGATGTTCGAGGACGTGAATTTTTCGCAGTCGAAAAAGGAATAAATTATCAAGACGTTGATGTTGAAGTTTATGATGCTGCTGTTATGCGTATTCGTTAATTGTTCCTAACATAAATATATACGCAATATACATTTAGATACTAAAAATAATAGTAAATGATTGAAAGAGAAGTAAAAGAGAAATTTAAGAGTTGGACTAATTTCTGCAAAAAAAATGGTCACGATAAAACAAATTTTCATCGAAAGTTAAAAAAAAACATAGCAAAAATTAACAAGTGGGTAGAGCCACTTGGATTAGTTATAACTTTTGTAAAAAATGAAAATCCTACTTAATAACACATTGCATGGGCTTATACCTGTTTACGATAAAGATTTCGATGAAAAAAAGAAGTTAAAGATCGGGGCAATTTACGAATGTTCTATAAAAGAACAACGTAATTACAAATTTCACAAGAAGTATTTTGCATTAATAAATCTCGCCTGGGAATATCAGAATGAAACAACGCAAAACCATTTCAATAACAATATTGAATCGTTCAGGAAAACAGTTGAAATATCAGCAGGTCATTTCGAACGTGTTTTTTCATTAACTCTAAAAGATTGGGTTGATTGCCCGAAATCTATCTCATTTGACAAAATGGATAACATATCATTTAGTCAACTATACGAATCTGTTTTTCAAGTACTTCTATCTGTTTTCTTGAAAAATATTACCCAGGAAGAATTTGAAAAGAACTTGATATTTTTTTAATAATGGATGATTTTGACAAAAATGATGTTTTTTTTGATTGGAATAAATTAACATTAGATCAAAAAGTAGAATATTTGAGGAATAAATATAGATTTATCAGTTCTGGTGAAGCAAATTGTATAAATAGCTTAATAGGATTTTACGATGAGAGAAAAAATAATTAATATAATTGAATTTTCTAAAAAAATATTTTCTATTGTTGTATTAGAATATATGTTATATTTGCAATGTAGTTCGTCCCTACTTGAAAATACTGGTTATCATAAACCATAAAGCTCATATCTACAGAGGACGAAACTGTTGGTATGAGCTTTTTAATTATTAAATACATATTTATATGAATGTATGCGAATTAATATATAAAATAGGAGCTAATAATTATACATATGGATATGATAAAGGAGTTTGCCGCATTACAGGTAAAGAAAGTGAAGGTATTTTATTTGACAAATGGGTTAAAGATACCTTTACTGATTTGGCCAGCTTACTGGAATTCTAGACACCAATTTTTTTGTAAGATGCCAGATTAACTTAATATTAAACAAAATGGAAAAAGACACAGTATTATTAGACGTTGAAAAGTACAACGAGCTAAGAGATTTTAAACAAAAAATTGAAGAAGGTAAAACCCTTGTAATAGCTTTGGGTTGGAATTATTATAGACAAGAGTTTATTACAACTGAAAAAGCAGTAGAAGAAATTGCAGCAGCAAATAAACTTCTGAAAAAGGAAATTGAAGAATTAAGAAAACCAAAAGAAATAATACTTAACGACATAAAGAAAATGTCTTATTGGGAATTTCGTAAATGGCGTAAATCTTAAACCTTTAATTCAATGCAGGAATGTTCATTCGGAGCGTTCTTGCATTGATGATACACTGTGTTAGCAACTGGGCTTTATTAAGTAGTTATTAATCATAAAAATACAATAAAATGAAAAAATCAATTTTTAAGTACACATTAGAAACAACTGACAAGCAAGTTGTTAAACTTCCAAAAGAAGCTGAAATATTAACTATTCAAACTCAATTTGAAGAGCCGCAATTATGGGCTTTAGTTAATCCTGAAAACGAACTCGAAGAAAGAACAATTGAAATCTTTGGAACTGGACACCCTGTTCATTGTGATATGGGTGTTGAACGTAAATACATATCAACTTATCAATTATCTGGTGGTAATTACGTGTTTCATGCTTTCGAGCGGCTCTCTTAGCCTTGTTGCTAACGTTTACGCTATGAGTAGTGCGGGATTTACGAGTACAAAACTATCAAATAACATAAAATTATGAATGAAGAAACAAACTTACAATTAGCAGAAAACCCAGCATTACTTATAGCGGGTGTTAGCCACAGTTGGTTCTCATTATATAATTGACAAGGAATTTAGAAATGGTTGCGAAATAGAATTAGTTGCAATATATGGAAATCACTTTTGCAGAGTGAAAGACCATGATACTGGTGCGGAATGGGATACAATGCTCAATCGTCTTTCCAATTGTGGCTAACATATAATATTATTAATATAACAAAGGTACTGTAACGACTTAACTAATTGATTGGCTATACGTTGTAAC